ACTGTTGACGGAAAGGTTGACGTTAATCTAGTCTTAGATTTTGACGATTTGCAAAAACAAATGCACAAGCATTTTGATCTGAAGCGTCCTCTTAGAAAATTAAATGTAAACAAAAATAAAACAGATCACTATATTACTAAAGAAACTATAGACTTGGCCACTGAGTTACTTGAGCCAGACTTGAAACTATATGAAACGCTATTTGGAAAACGGTGGTTTCCATGCCCGTCCTCGTAAACCACGATCATAAATTTATATTTATGCATGTGACCAAGACCGGCGGCACTTCCGTATGGATTAAGATTATGGAAGAGCATCCAGAGACGCAAATAATATCTCGCGGCGGAAAATTGGTATCAATGGAAGATGTTGATTTGACTAAGGGTAAAGATAGTCGTATTACACAGCACTCATCGGTAGTGCCTCATCTGGCTCCAGTTCGTATAAGAAAGATACTGAAGCCAGAGGTATACGATAATTATTTTAAGTTTGGATTCGTTAGAAATCCATACGAATGGATGGCTTCATTATTCTTATACAGAAGAAGAACGCTTGGCAGCAGGATACCAAGAAAACATTTAATAAGAGGATTTAACAACTATGTTACAAGCCAGTTTATTAAACATAAAGAACGAACTCAGAAACACTGGGTTCCAAATCCCCCGCTCTCAAAAACTTCATTCGTGGGGCTGTTTGAAAATCTACAATCCGATTTTGACTTAATAACAAGTTACATTGGAATAAATTCCATGAAACTTCCCAGACTTAATGGTAGCAGTAAAACTCAATACTTAACAGACAATGTTTATCTTGATAAAAACATATTAGACCATGTGACTAAAATGTTAGCTAGAGATATTAATTTATACGAAACACTATCTGGAAAAAAGGCTATAGATGGCATCAGGACAAGCTAAACTAGAAGAATTTTTAACAGCTATAGAAAGCTGGACTCAATCTAAGTATCTGGCATCAGTCAAGCCGCCAGAAGAGATTGAAGATATTTTAAACGCAAGTTCCGATGATATGAAATCTTGGAGCAGTGAGATGTGTAACATTTATTCATTTAAGCTGTACGCCTATGCTGAATATATCGAAACCCAGAAAGTTAAAGAAAAAAACATTTTAGAGTGGTCGGAATCCGCCATTTGGTTTATAATAAGTGGAGTGCTTAGTAACTACGGAGGTCAGTACGCCAAGTGGCAAGAGAAGTATTATGGTGCTATTAGAGAGAATCCTTTTGCCAGCGAGATCTTAAAGGTAAAGAATCATGCAGAAGCAAGAGTAAGAGTTTTAGAAGGAAAACATAGTAGGATTATGAAAATGGCAGAAATTCTAAGTAACCTAGCTAGGAGAAAATAATGAGTGATGATCTAGTATCAAAACTGCTTGATGTTCTAACACCAGAACAAAAGCAACAGCTAATGAATAGCCTCTCGGCAGATGAGCCGGAAGAGAAGCAGCCCGTTCAAAAAGTAGATGAACAGTTTTCAGAGTTCTCTATGAACAAGGTAAACAATAAACAGCCCAGACCCGTTGAAAGAAAACAAAGAGTAAATCAATTTGTTGATGACGGTTCAGAGCATAGCGATATTACTACGCCAGAAGTCGCCCGCACCGAGAGACGCAGGCCAGCTTTCAAAAAGGCCGAGCAAACCTGTAGCCGTTGTAGCAAAATTGTAGAAGTCCATCCCCAACATGCCCGTGAATTTTTTGTGTGTGATAGATGTCTAAGAAGGTAAATAAACTAGAAGATCTAGCGTCAGAAAGAGCCGTACTAGCAGCATTATGCCAGTACGGTTTAGATGCGTATTTGGAAGTTGACTTTATTGATTCTAGGACTTTTACAGATCCTATGAATCAATTGATTTTTGATTGCGTATATAAGTCAATCTCCGAGAACACTCAGGTAGAATTGTCATCAATTCTTTCTGCTGCAAACGATCTAGGGTTGGAGGATCAATTAAACAACAAAGAAGAACTTGGCTTTGTCAGGTCTTTGTTTAATTTTCCAATCCATAAAAATAATGTCGGTAGCTATGCCGCGAAGATCGCGAAGTTGAAACTAGCCAGAGATCTTTCTCAAACATTGAAGGCTTGTGAGAAGGAGCTTGGAAATGTTACTGGCGAAGAAGATGTCATGGATATTGTGGCTCGAATTGAAGAGCCTTTGTTGGAAGCTACTGGCGATATTTATCAGTCTTCTAGCAAGAAAACAGAAACTCTTGGCGAAGGTCTTGATGAATATCTAGATTTTGTGGCTAATAATGTTTCAGACTTTATTGGTATTCCATCGGGCTTTCCTGCCTACGATGCGGCAATTGGTGGAGGTTTCCGTAGAAAGTGCGTCGATCTTATCGCTGCACGACCGAAGGTGGGAAAGTCCATGTTTGGAGATGCTGTTGCTCTGCATGTTGCCAGCGAAGAAAACATTCCCGTTCTAGTCTTGGATACGGAAATGTCAAAAGAAGATCACTACAATCGTATTCTAGCCAATCTGTCTGGAGTAGAAATCAATAGAATTGCAAGTGGTCGCTTCACAGAGAATGAAATTGAAAAGGAAAAGGTTTATCAAGCAGCAGAGAAGCTGAAAAACATTCCTTATCATTACATCAGTATTGCTGGTGAATCATTTGAAAACATTTTAAGCCAGATGCGTAAGTGGGTTTATCAACATGTGGGCTTTGACGAAAACGGAAGAACTAAGGACTGTCTTGTTGTTTATGACTATCTTAAACTAATGGGATCGGAAGGCATCAACGCTTCGATGCAAGAGTATCAAGTGCTTGGTTTCCAGATTACAAAACTTCACAACTTCATGGTCAAGTACGACTTAGCATGTTTAGCTTTTGTGCAGTTGAATCGTGATGGTATTACAAAAGAATCAACAGATGTAGTATCCGGCTCTGACCGTCTTATTTGGCTTTGTACCAGCTTCTCGATCTTTAAACTAAAGTCTGATGAAGAAAAGGCCGAAGATGGTGTAAATAATGGTGACAGAAAAGTTGTACCCGTTGTTGCGAGACATGGAGAAGGATTAGACGACGGTGACTACATCAGTATGACGATGCATGGTAAATTTGGTAGAATTGAACAGGGTTTAACGAGAAACGAGATTCATGAAAACGGTAGAGCAAGACAAGAAGGATTTGAAACAGAGGATATTGACGAAGGAGAAGATCTCGTCGCTGTGTGATGAGCTTCTTTTACAAGTCGAAAAACTTCTAGATCATTTCGAGATCGAGTACGTTACATTTCCAAATAGACTGGCGTTTCCATGCCCTGTTCATGGAGGCGACAATCCAGAAGGTTGTTGTATCTTTACAGACGGTCTGACCAATCAGGGCAACTGGTCGTGCTGGACTCATAGTTGTCATGAGGAATACGTCAACAATTTGTTTGGGTTTGTTCGTGGCTGCTTGTCAGAAAAGCGTGGAAGAAACATTTCCATGAATGAAACAGCCGCATTTATTTGCAACTTTCTTGACAAAGACATTGACGATGTTACAGTTTCAGCGGCAAAGAAGAACAAAGCAGTTGACATCTTTCATAGGAAAATACACCGAGAGCAATCTCAAATCACAAGGGCTGGCATCAGAGAAAGGCTAAGTATTCCTGCACAATATTATATTGGAAGAAATTATACACCAGAAGTGCTAGAATCTTTCGATGTTGGAGAATGTTTAGTAGAAAATCAGCCAATGTCTGGAAGAGTTGTTGTCCCAATCTACGATGAGGATGATAATTATGTAGGATGCGTTGGTAGATCTATCAAGGAACATTTGCACCCAAAGTGGTTGCACAGTCAAGGATTTACCAAGAACATCTTATACGGATTAAATTTGGCGAAGAAACGAATACTTGAAACAAGAACTGTTGCAGTTGTGGAAGGACAGGGTGATGTCTGGCGAGCTTTTGAAGCTGGATTAGATTTCACAGTTGGAATATTTGGATGCAGTCTCAACGAAGACCAGCTAATGCTACTGGAACAAAGTGGAGCATTGAATATGGTTATTCTGACAGATCAAGACGATGCTGGAAACAAAGCCGCTGAACAAATCATTAAGAAATGCGGCAGAAGATTTAACTATATTCGACCCACTTGGTCAACAAAAGATATTGGTGACTTGACAGTGGAACAAATCAAAGAAGAAATTTTACCTCAACTTCAAGGAGTATTGAATGAAAACTAGGCTATTAGCTTTTGCTGGATCAAAGCAGGCCGGTAAATCAACCTGTTCTAACTTTTTGCATGGCTATCAATTGCGTGCCCATGAGATTGTTAAGAACTTTGCAATTGCTGATGATGGCAGATTGGTCGTCAATACCAATACCATTGATGAAAATGGTAAAGAGCAAGTGATAGATACATATCTTGACACTTCCAGAAAAGATGAGCAATATGTAGAATGGGCTATCTATAATCTATGGCCATTCATTAAAAAATACTCCTTTGCCGATACCCTTAAAGAGATTGCCATCACAATGTTTGATTTAAAATACGAACAGGTGTATGGCAGCGAAGCCCACAAGCA